GTCGATAGTCTGCGCACTCGCCACAGGTGTGACTTGCACCATGTGTACTCGGTCCTCGTACACTCTCGGCTGCCGAACACCCACATCAGCAAGCTGACTGGGCTCGTGGTTGAACCAACCAAGAAACCCGGCGGCAGGATTGCTGGCATAGTATCCTTCCGCCTGCTTATAACTTAGCGTTGCCCATCCTTTGCACGCTATGTCAGTTTCTAGATTACGTACGCTCTCGGCCATAGATCTCTGATCTGCTTTCTCTAAGTCAAAGAGTTTTTGTTCATCGACTGCCCTTAGGAAAGCCCATTCACAAGTGGGCTGAAGGTTCAACAAGTGAACGTCATCAGCCATTTCTTGGATGGTACGATCACCGTTTGACACGGTGCCCCTTCTTAGCTCGTCGTTCGAATACCGTGATGTGTCGTCGCCTTCTAGCTTCTCAGCACAGCATAAGAAAAATGAACGGCAGATTGATCTAATAACCGGGGTTTCAGCCAACGTATGCATCTTTTGCCAATACATAGTTGCTAAAAGCTGCCAGTCTTCCCGGCGTAAGACAGTAGTCATTCCGTCTGGCTCCATCACAATCCCAGGAAGCTTTGGATTAACCAGCCTCCCCAAGACGCGATCCACCTTCGGGAATGCGTAATATCTTCCGCCAGCGCGTATCGTATGCATACTCAAGACTTCGAGATGATCTTGACTAGAAAATATGCATATGTCCACTTTCTTGTGATACGATGCAAAAGCATCCACCATTGAAGTGGGGTCAGGATAATCCTCGGTCGTGTGCAGAATGGCGGTATCGTCGCCATCTCCTATGTTTTTGTAATCTTCCAGTTCACCGTCGAGAAAAGATTCAACCTTAGCCTCCTTTTCCGCCCTGGACAGTCCACTGCATCTAAGCCGCAATAGCTCAGCGATGGCTACCGTGATCATCAAGACCCGGTTACCAATGGAAGTCTTGCGCTCTCCTGAAAACAGCAAAGCCTCGCTTTTGTCCATCTCTATTTCCAGGGTTCTCATCACCCACACAATCAAGGCTCTTCGTGAATTGAGCACATAATCGTTGTAGGCTGGTACTTCCACACGAAATACAGTGAGCAAAGCGTTCCTAGTGCAGTGGAGTATTTTACGGACAATAGCGCGATCGATCAAAGTCCATGTTGAATCCATTGCTGATAAATCGATCGAGGTCACAACTCTGTCACCTTGGGCTTGGTCCAAAAACATCTTGTTTTTGTCTGCCTGTTGTGCTTCAGTCAAACCTTTGTAACCCAATCCAGGGAAAGTGGCCTTCCAAGCCGTTTCCAAAAGTTTGACATTGAAAGCTGCATGTCCTGCCTCCTTGTGACCTAGTGTGCCTATCGCTCTTGCCTGTTTGCTTAGTGGTAGCT